CAAGAAGAACATGTTTTCTTCAATAGCTCCTTGAGTATCTAAGTTTTTCAAGATTGAATCAAAATCACTTAAACCACTTGCAGCAGTAAAGTTGTTTACGATATTACCTCTTTCTTTGATAGCAGCAAAAAGACCTTGAGTTCCTTTATAAAGAGCTCCGTCTCCAGTAGCAGCAATATTAGCAACTCCAGAAGAAGCAGCGGCTAATTCACCTTCAATCACAGACATTTCTAAATAATCTTCAAAACGCAATCTTGTTTCAGATTCAGCTTTTAAATACCATAAGAATCCACCAGTTCCATCTTCAGTAGCAACTTCAACCCATCCAATTTGTGCAGTATCAGATCCAGAGATTTGGTATCTTTCTTTGATAATGATAGGAGAGTTATTGTATTGAGTGAATGAAGGTGTTACAGCGTTAATAGACGCATCAGTAGTTCCTTTTTTGAATTCAGAACCGTAAACAAAGATCTTAAGAGTTGTTGCTCCAGTAAGATTTACAGCCCCTGAAGTTAAACTAGCTTGAGTATAAGTAGCAACTGTGATTGTAGCAGTAGTAGATACTGTAACGGAAGCAGTAACAAGAACTTTAAGTTCAGCACCTGTAACAGGGTTCATAACTACTAAAGTTTGTCCCGGAGAAACAACGTTAGCAACGTAGTTAGCGCCTGATCCACCAGTAGTGAAAGTTAAAGTAGTAGCAGTAGCACAAGTTACATCTTTGTAAGCAATGTGTAATCTGTTTTGTTCAGACCAAATAACTTGATCAGAAGACATTGGCATTTCAGCCCCAACCATACGCAAGAATCCAGAAAGAGTTCTGTTTCCGTAACGTTCTACTTCAGCTTCGTAGATTTCAGGTAAATATTGTTGAGCAAAATCATTACCACTTCCGTTTGCGAAGTTTAAGTAATTTGTTTCTAACGCTTGTTGTTTTTGAGACGGTTTAATTGTCCCAAATTGTGGAGTCACATTTGACATAAATTTTTAATTTTAATTGTTAAATTTTTTTGTTTGTATTCTTAATTTAGAAGAATCAAAACCACTAATAGATTTAACCTTTAAACCATTGATGAAAACCTCTCCAGACGTTTGTCTTGGTTGAGCAGCTCCAGGGTTTTTTGAGTTAGATACTACTTCCTTAATTGCATCAGCTTTTCCTTGTTCGTAAAAGTGTTGCGCAATCTTATCAGAATTCATAGCGGTATACAAAGCCTTGTGATAACTTTTTGTGTCATTAACATTTCCTTCTTTATCTAGGAACTTCCCGATGAAATTGTTAATATCTGACTGGTTCTCAGCGATTTGATCGTTGTTTTGTACAGTGTATCTAAATCTTTTATCCCCAACATTATATTCAAAACCTTTGAAATCGTTGTTAAATAAACTTTTAGTGTCCTGTTTGAAACGTTCGTGTCGCGTTTTAGACTTGTCTTCGTTCTCCTTGTATCGGTTAAAAAAGTCAGAAGCTTCTTGTTGGTCTTTAGTTACGCCGGGCCTCAACTTGATTTCGTCGTAGTATTTGTCTTTAAGATCCTCTAAGAAATTTCTTGCTTTCGCAACCTCTTCTTTAAACGCGAGTTTTTTCTTTTTGATGTCTCGCTCATCATCTTCGTCTTCATCATAACTAAATTTATCTTCCATTAAGAATTCAATCTCTTCAAGATCTAAATGCGGTCGTGATTTTTTATAATATTCTTTTATTAAAGCCTCTTTGTTTACTGAAGCATAATCAGTACTTAGCCTAACATAATCTTCAACAGTTCCGCCAGTCTCCTCCATAAAGGTAACTAATTTTTCGATGTTTTCAGGTAATGGTTTCCCAGTGATAATCTGTTCTTGAATATGTTTCTCAACAGCTTCTTCGATAACTTTAGCTTCTACTTTTACTTCTTCGTCTGTGATTTCTTGAATAACATCTTCAAAGGACCCTTCGTTTCTTTGCTCCATTTCTCGCAATTCCACTTCGGGTTGTTCTGTGCGTAACATGCTTTCTGTTGTGCTTTGCTTTTGAACGGCATCTTCATCTAGTATTAAATTTGGTATAACTACTTTAGTTATCTCTTGCTCTAATACAGGACCCGCTAAATCAACTTTAATAACGTTATTTTCCTTTACTAGATTTCTAGGTTTTTTTGGTTTGGGCATTTTAAATTCACCCTCTTGTTTTGCAATTTCTGCCATGATATAATAATATAAAATTAGTTAATAAGTATTGTTACATACCAAAGGATCCAAACATATCTTCAGGCGCTTCAAAATCTTTCGGCATTGCGTTGTTTTTTCTTTGGTCTATTAATTCTGATTGTTGAGTGGCTTGTATTTTTGTTCTTTTGTCTTTTCGATCTTCTGCTTCTGTTTGTAATTGTTGTTTTGTCTGTATACCAGCTTGAGCTAATTGAAGATCATATTGAAACTGCTGTTCCATAATTTGTTGTTTAAGTTGCATTTCTACTTGCAATCTTTCCATTTCAAATTGAGACTTTGCTCTTTCTATATTTATTGTCTCCTGTGTTAAAGCTTGTTGCTTTTGAACTTCGTATAAAGCAGCTTGCTGAGCGGTTTGCTGGTTTGCCTGTGCTTGTGCTTGGATATTCTGCATTTGTGCTTCTTGAGCGGCTTTTTGTTTTTTATTCTTTCTTAATTTTAGCATTTGATTTGCTAATTTTAAGTTTCTAATCTGCCTAACATCAATAGCATCGTCAAGATCTATACCTCCACTTTGTAAAGCAACTTGAATGTTTTGTTCTAACATTGCTTTTTCTTCTTCATCTGGTTCTAACTCTAAGTAGATACCAAAGTCATGAAGGTTTAAGTTTTTAATTTCCCTTAAAGTGGCCGTATTATAAGTTGTTATACTTTGCTCTAAAACTTTAGCTGTTAAAGGGTAATCTAAGCAGTCCGCAATCCTAAGGGATATGTTTTCGCACGTTCTAAGAGTCAAAAACAAACTGGACTGTAATATATGTTTTGTAGCAGTATTTGACGCGTTAGCGGCCATCTTTTGCAGTCCAACTAAAGTATCTCTTTCTGGAGCACTCCCATCGCGAGCTTCATTAAGCCCAGTAACATCTCTTATCATTTGTAAATAATATTGATAAGTCTGTATAAGAGCAGCTATTTTTGCTTGCCCAGAAGAACTAGTTAATTCTTGAATAGGTACTCTAGCTAAATTCTGCCCACCATCTTGTGTTAACGATCTACCAATTATACTACCAGTTTGAAAGTACATATTTAATGCTTCCGCCGGATTATAATTTGTACCATTACCTAAATCAATTTCTGATAATCCATCAATATCTAAAAATACCCCATCAGGAATTATCTTAGACATTACTTGTTGCAGTTTTAAATGTGTTAATTGGATCATGTCCGCAAACCCAGTAATTTTATTAACTGTAGAATCAATTCTACCTTTATACATTCTAGGAGCAGATATAACGTAATTCATTTCTACTTTGGTAGTGTCAGCATAAGGTCTAGACATATTCTCTGACATCTTCCATTCCAGCATAGTTGTAGTCCCAAGGATTTTAGCCCCTGTATAAAGTACTTCTATAGTTCTAGATATTCTTTCAAAATTATCATTTGGCGGAGGATTAAAATCATCTGTTTTTTCAATAGCTTTTTCTAATCCATTATCACCATATTTTATTTTAAATACTTGATTCATATAAGTCTTATATTCAAAATATAATACCTGAACAGTATTTTCATCATAGTTACCCCAGCCAGTAATATATTGTCTATTGCCTGGCATTTGTTGTATTTTATATAACTCCTCGTCAGTTATATGTGGAAATTCTTTTTTTAATTCCGGAATAGTAACCGCTTTAACTTCTCCAACATAATATATATCATCAAAGTTTGGGTCTTCTGTGTACGAATATACCAAGTAAGCAGGATCAACATATTCTGTTTTTATTCCTTCAGATACATTAAAGTTTGTTTTTACACAAGCAATTCCTAAAACTGTTAAATCATAGTTTAAGCGCCTTCTAGTTAAATCCCACTTGTTAGCGGCTAATACATTATTGATTGCTTCTTCTTCCGCTATCTCAATAGATTGTTTGTAAGATAATTGCATGTGCAAATCTAATTCTTCTTGATTTTCAGGCAAAGCATCTGCTGCCAATGGAGAAGCTGAAAAATCCTGTCCAGTAACACCAGTGGCTTTAGTCAGTAAATCTTGTGAATACATGTCTCTTAATATAGACTGTGCATAATCCGTTCTACTCTTTAAAGACTCTTGATCTTGAGCATAAGCTTTTATATCATAAGTTTTTTGGGACATGCCATTAACAACAATATCTACAAATTTAGATATAACAGGAACCGGTTTCCAATCTATATTAAGATAAGATAAATCTCCGTTGGTTGCTAGTTCATCTTTATATTTTTGTACAGACTGTTCGCCTCTTGCGTATAATCTTAATTGATGAAAGTTATTCCAATTAGATACATATCTATTCTGAGTAGTTCTCCCTTGATCAAACCATTCTTGTTCTATAGCTCTAGAAACCTGTAAGCCATATTCTTCGGATGCTTTATCTGCATCGCTTACAACCTGACTGGGGAAAGCGCTATTGGTATTTGTGTATATATTCATTAATTGTATATTTTTGATGAAGAACCTGTATTATCGTATTTTTTAAACCCTAAATCATGAACTTGTCTAACTAAAGGAACTGTTGGTACATATCTATGTTTATTGCAAGCCATAATAGCCAACCCAGAGCTAATAGAAGCATCGTGCTTTGTTCTATCATTGATATTAAATCTAGCCCAGTCATTTAAAGTATTATTAAAATACATATCTCCAAACCCTTGTTCTGTTATACCAACGTGATGTTCTATATAAGACTCTATTGCGGCAGCATGTGCTTGTTTAATATCCTCACTTGAGTTTGGTATTCCACCAATGTCTTTTTCAGTTATAGATAATTTATTCCATATCTTATCAGGCCTATTCATAGAGTAGCCTCTATATCCTCTCCTTTTAAAATGAAACAATAATCTAGGCTTATTATTCTCTGCTAGTATTGGCATTCCGTAAAATATGCAAGCCATTAAAACTTCTTCAAAGAATATCTCCGCTGTTTGTGGTCTTGCAATATATTCTAGAAAGAAACTATTTGGCGGTACGTCTTCCATTGAGAACTTAGTTAATCCACTTAAAGAACCATTAGAACCTTTGCCATCTACCGTTCCAGATATATCATAAGGATCACATCCAAAAGCGCCGCAATGTTCATTACCAGGGTATTTAACGCCGTTTTTTATTATAATATTATTTTGAAGTTGACTAGGCGGAACCCATGAAACTAGGAATCTACCATCCTTATTAGGATAAAAAATCACTTTTGTATCTTGTATTCCATTAGCCCATTGAAAACTACCACGAGTTAAAATACTTGTGTTCCGTATATCTTCATTATAATCTATTTGCTCGTATATTTTAGTAAGATTAAACAAAGATTGCTTTGCTTCATCTCTAAACGCATGTTGTTCTGTTCTTGGAAATTGTCTATAGTATTCATTTAAGCCATCTTGATCAGACTTTAAACCATCTACTTCATTTTGCCAATGCTCAATAACTCCATAATCTATTTCGTTTCCATCAACTCCTTTGATTGGTTTTTCTGGAGTATCGAATACAGGTACGCCATAAGTATCAATGAATCCCTCGTAGGACCACTCCATAGGTATAAACAAACTATATAATCCTGAGCTAGTCTGTCCGTTGCGGTTTCTTTTCGTAACATCTGAGTTGTAATAAAGTTTTTTAAAGTTTTCCCCTCCTTTGTCTAAAGCATTTGAGGTTGAACCCATCATACACTTACCAATAATCTTACTACCTAATCTTAGTGTTGTTTTTGTAACACGCCAGTTATTTAATATATTATCAGGTCTTTCCCATTTACCACTTTCATCATGTACTAAAAGCTTTAACTTTTCACCATCATAGGAGTTATCTCCAGTGTTTTTCCAGTCGATCGTTGTATCAAGTCCTTCAAGTTCTTCTAACCTTTCATTAGAATCTAACTTTCGTCTTGTTAGTTTAGATGCTGGAATCCTATATGCAAGTTCTGTTTTAGGTCTATCCATACCATCTTGGATAGGTTTAAAAAAGAAAGGATAATTAATTGAGATCGGCACAACCTTATCAGTAAACATTGTTTTAGCATCTGCTCCTTTTTTAGATAGGATACCAAACCTTGAATCACTTGATATAGTTGCTAAGTTAACTAATTCAGCAGATGACATAAATGAAAATCCAGAACGTCTATTTTTTAAATAACACATTCCGTATGCTCTATTGTCTGCCTTACAAGCTTCCCAAAATATAAAGAACAATCTATTTGACTCCCTATAATCAGGGGCTCCAATATCTATCTTGCTCCATTGTAAGTACATATAATGTGTACCTGTTATATAAGTTGGTTTACCGTTATTATAAAAGAATAAACCTTCTTCTCTATATTTGAATTCATTATCTATGTAGTCATACCAGCGATCCTTAAAAGAATCCGTTTGTTTGTTCCAATCAAAAGTGCTTTTAATTTTACTTAACTCTTTTGGGAATTCCATTTGCTTCCAGTACTGTTCCTCTTTATTTTTAGATCTAGAGTATACGTTTTCCGCTAACGGTAAGGCTATTTTTAAATTCTGGATTTCAAGTATTTCGCCAATCTTTCCAGTCTTACTAATAACAACCATATCATGATCCTTATTGTATCCATATTTCCATTTATTTAGGCGATTATTTTGTTTTATAACACTGGCCTTTACATAGCCCGAGGTTACTTTATATAGTGTTTGCTCGTACATTACTTAGATCTCCCTTCTGCAAAACCTTTAAACACTTTTGTATCTGCTTCTTTATCCCCTTCAACTAATAATTTTTCTTCTTCTTCGATCCTGGTTAGAATCTCAAAAGCATCGAAGATTGCTAGTTTTTTAGTAGCTGCAGCGTTCTTTAATTTATCGGCTGACAAATCATCGTCTCCGTTATTTAGAATAGCTTCTTCAGCCACTTTAATTAACTCAAGTACCGCTTTGTGCCCAGCCAGGATTATACTCTGCTTCGTTTCCTTTATATTCATATTTAATTACAATATCATTAGATTTCATACAATAAAGTCTTTGTCCTTCAACAACAAACTCAAACTCTCCATTTGGGGTATAACCAACAAGATCTCCCTCGTTGATTTTAAGCGCCTTTAAGGAGTTATTACCGTACTTTAGTATACCAATAAGTCTTTGCTCTTTATCTAGCTTTAAATGGTCTATGTTCCTTAATGGTTTAATAAAGCATCTGTCACCAAATGACATCCACTCCTTATCCGTTTTATATAGATAAATTTGGTCTATATCGCAAAAATATAGATTATCCATAAAGAATGCCCTACTATTTTTTTGTTTACCTTTCATATCATAAAACCTTCTAAAAACATTATGGTGTATTACTACAAAATCTCCTACTTTTATATTTGTTGAATAAGCTAGCGGGATTGCAACAACCTCCGCTAAGTTATTCACAGATTTAAAACTTTCTATTTTTGTATTTAGCACTAGGTTTCCACCTTCTACCTTAATTTCATTATCGTATCTTTCGCCTACTGGCTTAACGATAAAATTAAATACACTTGTCATTAGTATTCTAAATCATATTCTACAGAGATAGCCATATTAGAATTAAATTTCTTCCAAGGCATTACCTCATCCCCTTTTTTTATGTATATGTTATATGAAGAATCTTTATCACCATATATTATACACGTTATTTCGTGACCCCCATAAACGGACTGTCCCACAGAATAATGCATCGCCTCATTTTTATAATCAGCGCCTATACTTATCTTTCTAATAATATTATCCATTATTTAGAATCTGTTGTTGGTTCTGAATCTTCAATAAAAGTATAAGACCCATCTTCTAAATTAATATTAATGGCACCATATTCATTTTGTAATTCGACTTTAAATTCTTCAGCAGCTTTATTAACATCTGCTACTTGGTGCAAAAGACTATGCTTTTGTGTTTCTAATAGCCCAACATTTGTCAGCAATAAGTTTAATTCCTTTTGTTGTCTAACTATAATACTTAATTGGTCTTCTTTAATTTTATTCACTTTTGTCATTTAATTTAATTTAATTGTTTGTTATAATATTATATTTACTTAATTACTTGTTTTATTCTATAGTTACTTTATCTACTTCTTTAATTGGCTCACATCCAGCAAATCCGTGTCTTGGATTATTAGGAAATATCTCGTTACTTCCAAAATCAATTGCAGTTTCTGACATAACATCATAAGCATATCCATCAGCGTAAACAGGTGCAGTTAATTCTTTAAAATCAGCATCGTATGTTCCATTTGTTAAAACAATTTTACCTATTTCAACAATTGCTTGAACACCTTTACCGTAAGATAAAACAATTTCTTTGTCAAGGTTTTCTACTTCGATATAAACTCCCTTACTTAAAAGGTCTTTTAAAGCAGTTTCTTTGTCTTTATAATTTAGTTTATATATCATAGTGTTGTTAATTGTGCCATTTCTGTATTCGTTAAAGCAGTTTTATAAAGTTGTGCTGAATTTACTTGTTGTTTTTTAAGATTACCACCTCCCCAATAATCAAGTCTAAAAGAAGTTAATGTGATTGTGAAAGTACTTGAAGAAGTTCCAATTAAATTTCCATCAACATAAAAAGCTAAGTCCCCACTTTTATAAGCAATAGCAAATTTATGTCTTCCATTTGAAATTGTTGTTTCTCCTACATTAATATTTGAATCTGCACCTACAAAAGCATAAATTGTATTATTATCTGCCCAAAATTCAATTCTTTTATTATCTGCAAAATCGTGAATTGTGCATATTACTTGAATACCATCAGCATTAAAATATCCATCCCAAAACATAGTCCCCTCTGTTTGCCCTATTAAACTACTTATTCCTGTTTTAGAAATAACATCAGCGTTACGTGTTACAGCTGAAGCTACTGTTGGAATGTATGAAGTGGCGTAAGAGCCTATTTCTGTTTGTGCTCCATACATATAAATATTCCCATTACTTGTTAATGTAACAGTATTGTTAGATTCAGCAATACATATTTGACAAATTAAACCTGTTAATGCTGTCGAAGAAGTATATGTACATCTATACCAACCATTTCCAAAATCCTCTATTTTTGCAGTACCATTAACTATAGTTCCTAAAGTTCCATTATCTAAATTAAACCAAGCTCTAAAATCAAGACCTAATACATCTACAAAAGATATCCAATTTTTTGTTCCTTTTTTTGCAAAAACAGATAATGTATAAAAACCACTTGTAGGTGTAAATATTTGATACACTCCTGAGCTTGCGCCTGTAATTCCGTTTAATGTATCAGCATTTTGTGTTCCATCTGGTGAAATTATAGAATTAGCATTTATTGTTGAATTAAATTTTGACCAACTTATATCATCAAATTGCTCTGAATAAGTAACTAAATTAGTTCTTTGTGGCTCTACCAATAAACTCGGACAACTTCCGTTTGAGTAATCAATACGAGGAATGTTTAAACGTGTTGTTGTAGGGAAATATTCTGTTGCTGTTGCAAAGCTTTCAAGTTGAGCTCCATAAATATAAATTCCAGTTGATGGAATATTTTTTACCCATAAACCAGCTTCTCCTCCGCTTTGAATTTCTGTTAAACTGAATCTTTGCCATTCTGTTGTTAATGTACAACTTATAGTATTAATGCTTTGCCAAGGGTCCCGAAGTAACACCGTTTCTCCTCCAACAACTCCTTTTAAATAAATGCTTTTTGTATTATTAAGTGATGAAGATACTGCTATTGGAGCTTGATAAATGCCATTGCTTCCGTTACTTATTACTTTTGCCGCATCAAGTAATCCACTAGGGCTTAAATTATTAGTTGAAACAACTGAAGTTCCTGCTTGTTGAATCCAAACTCCATTACTGAAATCATTGCTATAAGTCAATAAATTTCTCGGTACTACTTCAATCAATCCTGCACTATTAACTCTCGTTGCTGTTGTAGCACGAACTACATCCATATCGCCTAACGTAGTGTTAGGAACAACATCATACAGTATACCTTCGTTATAAGCATTTGGCGTAATTACTAAAGAAGCTTCTTTTAATAGCCCTATAGCATTAAGCCCAACTAAGGTCGCGTCTAAGCAAGGCTCTGCTTCGAATATACTATTTGGGTATGATAATACTCTAGCTTTAAAAGCTTTGATTAATTTAGATACGTAAGATATGCCAGCGCTTGCGTTAGGCCAGCCTATGCCAATGCCCATTTTCATTAGTAAAGCGCTACTATGTTAGAACAAGTTGTATCAATTCCTCCTCCGTCACCACCCCACACAGCACTTACTATAACAGGGAAAAAAGTGCCGTCTGGAATATTAGTAAAAATAGTATATCCACTTCCTGGATCGCTATTATACAAAGTTGTATTTCCGCCTACTACTCTACAAACTAAAGTCCCTCCGGTCCCAATGTATAAAGCCGCTGAGTTTAAATTGGTAACTAAAGGCGCCTCGTCTGGACTTATTCCAGGTGTAACTGCAGCCGCTCTTGTTCCAAAATCTGGTTGATTACCATATTGTCCCATAATTTATTTTTTAAATATTCTATTGTATATTTTGTTTTTATTTTTTGTTCCAAGTTTAAACTCTAGAACAATATTCCCTGGAAAACTATAATCTTCTCCGGGTTGCATTTCTTTTTTATTACCTAAATTATCAATACCTAAAACGGGAAAATCTACATCTCTCATTGTGATCTCCCCGCTTGGTATTACATTATAAGGTCTATCTTTGTCAGGACTATTCTTTTTATAACCTGTTGTGGATAGGTTTTTCATTTAACACTTTTTCTTTTTCATTTTAGCTGGAGAAAGCTTTTTAGCAGCAACTCTGGCCTTACGTTCCGCAATAGTAACATCTTGTTTATTTGCTATCGCTTCTTTTTTGCCTAAAAACGTTTCATATTTTTTAGGGTCAACGCCAATAGGATTATCCCCTTGACCTATCGCTCCTCTATTTAATAAACTTTGCTCTCTTGCGCTTACCGCTTGTGATGTATATTTATTTTCAGATCCAGTAGAAAAAGCTCTGCCTTGACTAGTTATACTAGGATTAGTATCTATAGATTGCTTTCTAGCACCGGCTGCAATTTCGCTAGAACCTGTAGGGGACATTCCGGTAACAGTTCTTCCGCCAAAACCAGTGGTTTCTGATTTAGTCCATGACATTCCTGTTGGGGTTGATGGTTTACTAGGCGATGGCTTTAATTTAGAACCAGTAATTTCGTTTTTAGGACTTGTTGGCCCGACTGGTTTTAAATCGCTTTGTCCGTATTTTGTAACTGTAGCTGTTTCTTTTTCAATATTTCTACCTGCCCCAGGTTGCTTTATAGCCTCTTTCCAAGCAGCTATTTCTCCTGGCGTTGTTGCCGGAGTTATTTTTCTTTCAGTACCTGTAAACGTTTTTGTTTCGCCAATTCCAAGTTTGCTTTTATCTGCAGCTTTTAATTTTTCAGCTTTAGCCGTAGCTTTCTCTTTTAAATCAGATCCTGAAGAAATATTTACTTGTAAAAACGGAGTTGGAATATCACGTCCTGTTTTTAGAAAAGGTGATCTTCCTGGTTTTTGAGTATATGCCATTTTTATTTTTTTATTTGTTGTTTATTTAATCTTAGTATATATTAGTGTACCATTACCATCTCCTGTAACAACACATTTTAATGTAGTTTTATTTATAAAAGTATAAACATTTTCCGTTACCCAATTATTTGGAATGTAAATTGTTCTGATAAAAATATAATCTTTTTCAATTTTTAACGTAATCAAATCAATTGGTTCTCCGTTGCTCTGGTTTATTTCCTGCGTTTGTAATCTGCCTAAAGAATCTTTCCAAAAAAATAATTGAGCAGATTCTTGATCTGGTTTCCAGTAGCCAATTAGATCATCAGTGTTGATTTTCTCTTCGCTAACTTGCGCGTTGATATTTAAACTAAACAATGTAACCACGATAATTAAAAATACTTTTTTCATAATTAAATAATATTAGATTTATATAATATTACTATTACGTGTATTTATTGTTTTTTATAAGCTTCCATTTCCCATGGTAAATTTTTTGCTCCTTCTTTCATAGAAGACCTAGCGTATTTTTTGCCTTTCCAAAGCACGTGTGTATCTGTGTAATCTAAATCACCTCGCTTCATTTGATCAATATGAACCATCTCATGTTCTATTGTCTTACTCTTTTGTAATTCTAATGGAGATACGTTCTTATTTACAAGTATAGTCCCATTTGATTGAGCCATACCTAGAACATTGTCATCCATGTCCGTACTATAAATAGGGGTGTTGTTCACGCTATAAGGAGAACCTTTCATTATAAATGCCATTTTTATACGGTTTAAATTATTAAATTCCCCTATAAATTACTCTATAGGGGATTTAAAGTTTGTATTATGATACTGCAGCCGCGGTAACCGTTACCCCAGAAGGCAAAACTACTGGAACCAAAATTGGGCCAGCCGGACTTACAATAGCAGAAAGAACTGCATTATAAAAGCTAGTAGTTGTAGCCCCAGCAACAGTTAATGTAATGATTTTTGTTCCTAAATAAAGTACTACTGAAGTAGCGCTAACATAAGCCACGTGTGTTATAGCGTTTGTATTTAGTTGTAATGTTGGTGTACCAGTAATGGTTGTTGCAATAGAAATAAAATTTGCCATGTTCTTGTTTTTTGTTGTTTGTTATTTTTTTATATAAAGAATGTTATTATTAACATTTTTTCATTTTGGTCGGAGCCTTAGGCTTTCCGTATTCTTTTTTCATTTTAGCAGGAGCATCAACTTTCTTTCCTTTCATTTCTTTTTCTACTTTTTTTCTAGTAGGGCTTCCAGGCATACCAATCATGTCGCTTTTGTAAGAAACATCTTTTTCAGTTTTTGGTGCTTTTTTCTTTTGTAATAATGGTGATTTCATAATATAGTTTTTTAGTTTATTGTGGACGATTAAATAATTTCTTAACAGTGCTAGTAAAGTCTACACTTGCTACTGGCGGCTCTGTAGTTACTTTAGAATTAACTGTAACTAGAGGCGCTTTATCTCCAATGCCTGATTTTAAAGTAGGCTTTTCAATTTCATTATAGGCTTTAATTCTTGCGCTTGTTTCTTGTTGTTTTTTGCCTATATTGCCTAACCTATTTTCTATTCTAGCAGCTTGGTTTGGGTCTTTAGAAGAAGTCATTTTTTCAGTTAATCTAACTGCTCTTTTGTCTAATCTCTCTTTCTTTTTAGCATCTGAAGCATTGTCATCAGCTGCTGTTCTGCTACTTATCGCAGCCCCAAGCATTTGACCCATGCCAGCGATAGACGCCGCAACCCCTCCATCACTATAAGCTGATTGTCCGGTATATCCTCCGGACTCATAAGCGCCGCCTTCGCCCCCTTGAGGCACCATACTCCTTTGAAGTTGGAATGGCGAGTTACTATTTTTTTTAACAATATCTAAAGACATGCTATTAAAATCTAGGTTTAGCTCTTTGAGTTATAGGAGCGCCATTATATTGTGGTTTTATATTGTTAAGTATAATACCATCTTTACCAGCGCTATCGCCTTTGCCCTTCGGGAGTCCAGTTGAATCATACGGCCCGGCCCATAAAGCATTAGCCCCAACGCCAGATGTTTTAGCTTCTCTATCGTGTATGCTTCTTGGGTGTTTTTGTGTATCTAAGTTCATAATTATTGGTTGTTTAAATTATAATTAGGCGTTATTGGCGTTTGCACTCCTAATGGCGGAGCAATCGGTACACCTGTATTTATAGGAGCCGGTGCATTAGGATCTTGACTCATAGTTGGGTCAAGCGCAATACCGGTTAAAGGATCTATCATTTGCATAAATGGCGAATTTGGCACTGCCTTACCCATCATTTTTTCTATTGTTCCTGCGCTACTAAACGCTTTAGGACTAATCTTGTTATATTCCATTTGTTCTTTTTTTAATTGTCGGAATGGTGAAAACATAGTACTTGCAGATGCTGCAGGATTGTTAAACATTGATCCTTGGTTTGTATTAATATTATGTGAATCCGTTTTTCTCCATCCAGAGGTATTACTCTGTACTGTAGATTGTGGATTATTATTTATAGTGTTACTAGCAGTAGGCTGTGCAAAACTACCTATACCACTCCTAGCGGTTGCGTTTTGACTTGATGGATTTGCTGGAACTACATTAGTTCCATTTACCACTGAAGGATTACCCCATTTAGCGGCTAAGGTACTATCCCCAGCGATCCTAGCTGCGTTCTGCGTTTCTAAAAATGCGTTTTGTCTTTGTACCAAGGAAGCGTAATCCTTAGGAGCACTCGAGGCATCTTTAAAAGCTTGTGCACCAGTTAAACCTTTAGATAGGCCATATTGTACGGCAGGATTAGCTGTAGTACTTGCCTGTATGGCCTTTAAATCTAATGCAACTCCAGCGTATTGCCGTAAAGGAGTATTCTTTTGGTTAAAACTCATTATTTCGTGTTTTATCTTTATTTGTATTTTCTATAGCAGTTATCATAACTGTATCCATATATGTCTTACCACTCATTATAGAATTTCTATGACTTGTAGGTATATCCTCTTTCCCCAACATTATACGATACATTCTACTTATAAGTTGTTTACACTTGAATGAAACTTTATATATATTATACTTTTGAGTTGTAGGGTTATGATTTCTCCATACCACTATCCAACCCTCTTTTAATAAATTGTTCCAGCGTTTATTGTCCCAACTATAGGCATAAGTACCGATCTTATAATCTTGTTTACTAAAGAATTCCATACAATCAAAATATATAAGAAGTTCTAAATCGGCATCGGTTAAATTGTTATTCCTGCATGCCCATCTTCTTATTATCCTATAATGTTTAAGTAATCCTATTTCTTTAATATCACTTGCTTCAAGTCTCATTATAGTACAACTACAACGTCCATTAACTTTATAACAAAGTATATATCTTTATCTATTTCTATCTTATGTCCCGCATGACGGTCATAAAATATTCTATCATCTTTCTTAACTCCAACAACTTCATCCCCTATAGAAAGCACAGTGGCCTCTATATATCTAATATCTTCTCGTTGGTTTTCAGCTAATAACAATCCTCCTTTTGTAGAGGTTGTACCTTCTTTTACTTTCTCTATAATTAAATTTTTACCTATAGCTTTCATTATGCTCTCAAGTTATTAATTACACAGTCCGTCGATAATATTGTAACAGCAACTGACGCCGCATTTCTTAATGCGCTTTTAGTAACTAATAGAGGATCAATTATACCGGCTTTTATCATATCAACAGTTTCGCCAGTTATAACATTAAGCCCATACCCAACCTTTGATACTGCATCTAATGGAGCATGCTCAATACCGGCATTATCTAATATAGTATGAAAAGGAGCTTTAATAGCATCCATTAATATCTCTTCACCAATAGAAAAAGTATCTATATTATGAGAAGCATTTAATAAAGCAATTCCTCCTCCCGCAACAATCCCTTCTTTAATAGCGGCTTTAGTTGCACAAATCGCATCTTCAATTCTATCCGCTTTTTCTTTTAATTCGATCTCTGAATTTGCCCCTACTTTAACTATAGCAATCTTAGCCGTTAAACGAGCTAATCTTTTCTCTAGTTTTATAACCACATAGTTTGGATTATTTTCAAGTAATGACTTTTTAATATCATCTATTATTTCTAATATCTCTTCTGATGTTTCGCCAACGTGAAGAACCGTTTCTTCATGACTAGTAATACTTTTAACACAAATACCTAAGTGTTCTGGTTGTATTAAATCTAAATCATCTCCAAGATCTTCGTTAATAACAGTAGCCCCGGTTAGTAAAGCAAGGTCATCTAAAATTTCCTTTCTATTAATACCAAATGTAGGCGCATTAATAACATTAATCTTTATATTGCCTTTAGACTTGTTCATTGCTAGGGCAGATAATACACCTTGCTCTAGATCCCCAATAATTAATAATGATTTATTATTTTTTATAACATACTCTAATACAGATTGTACTTGACGTATACTATCAACAGGCGATTCGATTAGCAAAACTAATGGAGCATCTAACTCTGCTGTTTTATTTTTATGATTAGTAATAAAGTGAGAATTTGTTAACCCCATATTACATTGTACTCCCTCAACGACTTGTAGACTACATTCTGGATCTGAGGATGTTTCCATCATTACAATTCCGGTATTTCCAACTGACCTGAAAGCGTCTCCTACTAACTTACCCAATATAGGATCATTATTAGTAGATATAGTTGCTATTTGATCTAGCATTGCATCGTCTACTTTTATAGAATTTTTTTCTAAATATTCTATAACTTTTTCAACAGCTTTGTTTATACCATCTTTAAGTTCTCTAGAGTTAACTGTTTCTAGTTTATATGCCTCAGTTAAAATAGCGTGTGCTAATACAGTAGCGGTAGTTGTTCCATCTCCGGCCTCTCTAACTGTTTTTCTTGCTGCTTCTTTTAATAATGTAGCACCCATATTTTCTACGGGATCTAACAATATAATTGAATCAGCAACGGTAACACCGTCTTTTGTTATAACTGGTCTTCCAGTGGCGTCTTCTAAAAGAACACATTTACCACTTGCTCCTAAAGTAGAACTAACCGCCTTAGTTAACTTTTCTATTCCAGCAAATACTTTATCACTAGCCTCTTTTCCAAAGCTTAAATTTTTGACTATAGCGTCTGACATATTTTATTTGATTTGATTTAATTTAATATTTTTATTATTACGCGTAATTTATAATTTTAACCACGCGATATACGTCTTATACGCTTTCCTACCAATAATAATAGCAATGATAATAAATAATAATAATAGCGAATATACAACAATATTTCCAACAATACTTTCTTTCTTGTCAATGAATTTTGTTTTTCCATCTATCACTTCTTTTTTAACTATCTTAGTACTTGCTACGGAGTCCATACGCTTAGTATCTGACTCCTTTTTGTTATTTACGTATAAACTATTAGCTTTAATCTTTTTAATCTTTAAAACAACGTTTTTATAACTTTTACCATCAACTATAATCGTTTTACTTGAATCAATAGGGGTGATAGTAATTTCACTACTATCCATATTTGTAACTATGTTTGTAGAATCTGTTTTTATTTTGTTTTCTATAATCGCAACTGTAACTTTTGTTTCTGCAATACTGTCTTTCTTAATATCAATCTTGGTCACGTCTACCTTGCGCGCGCCACATGATACTAATAATAATAACGATGCCAATATAATAACCTTCTTCATCATGATATAATAGTTAATGTTATGTTCTTAGCCGCTTGCATTTTTTTAAATAACTTATCAAAAGCTTTTCTAGATTGTCCTATATAGTTTTTATTCCTTGTTTGGCCAACTAATATACACCCCTCGGTATCGTGATTAGAATTACCGCTATGTATCCTTACTCCTTCGAAGTTTGGCACATTGATCAATAAAGGCAGTAATCTTTTAAACCTATTGGATTCATTTATAATTACTTTATATGTTCCTTTAGGTATCGCTGTTTCCCCTTTAATCTTCATGAGCCTTTCTTTATCCTCTAAAGTAAAACATTCAAATATACCATCTATTAATAACTCCCCTATTGTAGAATTATCAGTCTTGTAAAGTCTCTTTACTGTTATTACCATTGTCGTTCTTTATTTTTAAAATTACCCAATCATATATTTTCATACTAGTATACGCTATTGATATTAATAGCAATAGTATTTTTAATGTAGTTTCCAAATTTGTAAAGCTTAAGTAAATAGTTAAAGCATTTAATATGTACAACCGTATTGACCCCTGATCCATTATCTTTTTAATTTATTAACAATGTCCGTAAATCCCTGAATCCCTATATATGCAGTTGCAATAATAACCCAATCAGATGAGGTTAAATATCCTGAAAATAATCCTGCGCATGCCACTATAAAAACAGATAGTTTTCTACTTACCCATTTATTTAATAATATATCTAATTGTTCTTTTGTGCTCATATATTAATATACTTTAGTTAAAGTGAAATTCTGTGAACGTATTGTATTTGCAACGTTTGAAGTTACCCACTGCGCTGTAATTGTTAATGTATTATTTACAGTAGTGTCAAAAACAGTATTGCTTATTTTACCAAAGTTTATTCCTTCAATTGCGTTTGATGCATTTTTATTATATGTGAACACGCCGTTTGCCATTAATTCAGCAACACCAGCAACACCAATTTTAGAAACTGTAAAGTCTAATATTAAATCAAAATATTTATTTGTTGCGGTTGCGAGTGTGTATTGTAATGCATCTATAATTACTACTCCATTCGAACGAACTCTAAAATGCAAAATTTCATTATTTGCATTTGTTAAATTACCGCACATTTTTGCCACAAATGAATCCCCAACTTTAAAAGCATTTGCAGGAACGCTTAATGTACCAACTCCTGCTCCTATTAAAGACGCTTCCCCAGAGGCATACACTATCGGTGTGCTTAATGCTGTTTGTGCGTATAAACCAAAAGAGGTTGGGATTAGTGGTATATCATCTAATAAAGCAATTGTTCCTGATTTATTAGGCAGTGTCCAGGCCGCGTTAGTACTTGCCGCCGATTGTAATGATCCAAGATATCCTACAAATTGAAAAGAAGTTCCTTCAACGGTACCATCGTCCCATAATTTAGCCCCCCCATTTGTGTATATCGAATTATTCCCTATATTTATATCACTTATTGCTCCAGTATAAGGTACGTATCCTGTAACAACCGGTATATCACTAGTCAAAGCAATTGTTCCGGAAGTATCAGGCATCGCATATATTCTACCTCCCGTTAAGTTAGCATAGTTAATTACTCCCTCTGCCCCAATTGTATTCCATACTCTTGATAATCCAATTTCATTTGAAAATAAATCATTTCCTGATACCGTAGTTATATTAAAAATATTATTGCTTAATTGGACTCTGCCGTATCCGGTATTTGCAATATCATATAAATATAATTTGCCTATTTTTGCGTCTAAGGTAGAAGCATTGCCGGCGGTTAAAACTTGATTCAACGTTGCTATTTCCCCTATTGGTATATTACTAATTACATAATTAGATAAATCTTCCAATGAAAAACTTTTTGTTTGATTCTTTCTTTTACCAGCTACAATTGCGGTTGATGTACCAACTAATAAGTCAGACGCTAGTAAATTTACATTTTTTGGATAACTGTATATTATTGCCATGTTTTTTTTATTAACCTGAAATTACTACATTAGTTATAATACCACTTACTACAGTCACCTGCAGTATATCACTGGTGTCAAAAACACCTGTCCATCCATTGGCTGTAACAGCATTTACCGCTATGTCAACTATACCTGATATTGGAAACGACTTTGTTGGATTACCATCTGAATCAAATTTAGTGCCTAATACCGTGTCCGATATTGTAGGGGTTGCTCCTGGGTAACTATATATTATTGCCATTATTTTTTTGTTTTAGCTTTTATCTTTTTTGCTTGTTCAAGCATCGCTTTAGTTGGTTTCTTACCAGATCCTTTATTCTCTCTGATATTATCCCATAATCCTTTTTTAGAAGAAGACCCGTCTTTTCTTTTTAACAGTTCCATTTGTCTAGTGCTAGTTTTTTTCTTGTTGGGCGCCCCTTTTCATCCTTCAAAGGACCTTGCATACCAGACATTCTTGCGCAGAATGATTTTCTACGTTTAGCGTCTTTACTACTAGCTTTTAATTCTGATGGTTTTTTAGTTACCGCTGTCTGCAATTTACTACCTGGGTTCTCTTTTCTATACGATGCAACACCTTTAGCATTCAACCCACCTTTAGGATCTTTACCTTCTTTGCGCGTCCAAGCTGCTGTTTTCTTTAATGGACTACAACTGCAATTACCATTGCAACCACATCCTCTTCCACTCGCTTCTCCAACAGTGTAACCGTTATTCTTACTTGTCCCTAACCCCTGAGGGCCTATCCCTTTCATTTTCATTTTATACTAAGTTAAAGTTATCTCTACTAATCATTATAATAGCAGGCAATATTGTAAAAAATATATCAAATAAATCAAATCCTTTATAAACTATTTGGTCTCTTACTTCTTTCCCTACAGCAAATAAACATACTATGCCAAATGCTAAAGAGTTAGATACTACAAAAGCTGCAAACACATATATGAAAAATCCATACATAAAGTGATTTGCTTTGTCTATTGGTACAAGTGGTAGTTTCATTAGTTGTATACTCTTATTTCGATTGGGGCGTTATATATAACATTGTTAGACCCAGTCCCAGCACTAAAATCAGAAGAATAGAACGTTTTTAAAAATATACCGTTATTAGGGTTCTCATCATTCCAAACTGATTGAAATATACTAGATACACTACTTACTCCAGTAAATATTACAGTTTTGTTTTCTAAAAATAAACCTTCTGAAACACCTCCATAAAAACCAACATCAGTATAACTAAACCATATATTCCCAATAGTATTCTCTAGCACAGTTGCTACTGGGGCTCCTGTGTTGGAGTTTACGCTAACGGAACCTGAAGAAGGGTCCGTTCCCCAACTAGCAGGGGTTGTTCCTGTTGCTATAAAAAAAGTTCCAGCATTATTATTAGGAGCGCCTATATTTGTAAAGTCCCCATTATCATCATTTTGACTAATTTCATATGTTGCTCCAATTACAAATGGTAACGGGCTATCACTTCCAAAATTAAATACATTATCCCCCCCATTCTGTGTTAATAAAGCAGTGAATACCTTGTAAGGTTTAACTGTATTAGATATATCCTCCATTGTGTACCACGTGTTAAGTTCTTTCAACGCTTGTGATCCACCGTAAGTTGTATTAACCGCTTCACTAGAAGTTAATATTTTTTGTGTACTAGGTACTGTTGCCATAATATTTTATTTATTTTATTATTTAGATTTTAATAAATCAATCTCTGCTTTTAATTCTTTAATGGCATTGATAAGAGCAAATGTTAATGCCGTTGAATTAAAATCGTACAACTCTGTTTTCTCTTCATCATCCTCATTCAGCTTTGCTTTGTATGTGCTAACTGTTTCCGGGAATATATCTTTTATTTCCTGAGCAATTACACCTGTATATCCTTTACCCTTTTTAGTGTTGGCCAATCCATTGTACTCAAAACTAACCGGGTTTACAAGCAGTATTTCAGTCAACCCTCTTGTATAAGGCGCAACGTTTTCTTTTAGTCTAGAATCGCTATAAGCAGCCCATGATCCGCCGCCTGGCTTAGCTGCCTCGCCTTGGCTTATAAGCGCAAAGTCTCCCACTTGTGTTGTAAATTCTCCACCAACTCCAAAAACACTAGATCCGGATACACCTGTTCCACCCCCGTTATTTACAGCTGCTAATGTAACTGAGCCCATGGACTCCGCTAATATTGCTCTTTCAGCTGAAGAAGCAGATATAGCGGTATTGTTAGAATACGCGCTAATCGCAAAGCCCATATCTGTAGTAACATTTATGCCTTGAACACCGTAGCCTGTCCCGTTTAGAGCTAGCATAGTTGGAAAATACTCGGAGTTATTACTAAGGACTATAGACTTGTTAGCCGCGGTAGCTCCTTCGTTAAGAACTTCTTGTAATGTTGGGGTATCTGCTGGTGTAACTGGAACTGAATCTATGATATCCTGCATTGTGTACCATTGTTGCATTGCTTGTAAAGCTGCACTACCACCATAAACTGTATTTGTTCTTTTATCGACCATGAACACTTTCTCGTCGCCTGGAATTATCGCCATTTTGTTTTTATTTATTAGTTATTTTATATTTCTTATTAATTTATTTCTTCTTTGAAGTTTGTTTGCTATTGCCTAGGACATTAGTGCCCTGCTTATAATTTGAAGAAAACCAAGCTGCTTTTTCCGCTGTTGGAAATGTAATGTATTCTTTATTTTTATTGGCATAGTTATATGCCGCATCTCCTTCCTTATATGTTAGTTTGTTATTTTCATTAACAACTTCAGGATATACCCTTTTGCTTTCAGGATCATAAGACATTAAATGTGTACTCCTGTCTCCAGGCTTGCCTTTTCCTTCTGGGGTAGCTATATCTTTTTTAGGGTTGTATAATCTTTTTACAAAGTCTAATTTTTTATTAGCTATTAGTGTAGAATCTACGTATGCCCGCTTATCTGTTTCAAACAAATTAGTCTTAGCCTTCTGCTTACTCGGTTTGATTTCTTGTTTTAATGGTGATTGCGAGGTTAATTTAAAGCTCATGTTATTTTGTTTTATAATTTTTACCACTTTCCTTCTTTGTACCCTCACCCTCATTACCCCTATTCTGCTTCACAGACTCAAACCTACCATCCTCATGATCGTAATCCATACCCTTGTTACCAGGGTTTTTACGATGCATCCTTTGTGAGTGTGCTTTCTTCACTCTTCTATCATCCGTCTTTGCATAAGCCAAATCCCTAGCCGCTTTATCCTTCGCTGCCTTAGGTGATAACTTTTGTTTCTGCAATGGAGATGCTTTACGTTTAAGCATATCTTTTTTTGTCTCAGCCCCTACACCGCTAGTGCCATATTTTTCAATGTTAGAAACCACATTCTTTTTTCTAGAGACACTACCAATGGCATTGTTAACCATATCCATCCCCATTTCCTTCAATCCATTAACTACCCCAAATTCACTGTTGAAAGAAGCAGTCTCATGAGCCGCTCCCAAAACATTAGCGCCTATACCTCCAACAACATTACCAATAACACCACCACCTAACTTTTTAGATATTGCCTGTCTTGTATACATACTGGCCGCGGCGTGTCTAATCTTATCAGCTTTTATATTATCTCCTTTATTCTTTAATGCGTAATTAGACGCCACATCTTGGGCTTTCCCCTCTGGATAACCTAAAGACTTATCAACACTCTCTTCAAACCCATATACCTTCTTGTATGCCTTATCAGAAGCTCTCTCGTAAAGAGTAGGTTTCTTTTTATCTTGACGCAAAGGTGATTGACTTCTTAATTCAAATGCCATAATATAGTTTATTTATAGTATATACAATTACGCATAGTCCCCAAATCTTACAGCGTGACATTAGCCTACTATTTTTATATATAACTACCTAACGTCACTCTTTTCGTTCATTTATTATAACAAACCGACGTACACTTATTATAATATACTGCAAAAAAAAATATTATAAAAAATTTTTATGTGTGGAAAAATTAGTATGAGATATATGTATAGATTGTGTTATACCCCTATATTGCACTGCCTATCCTAAAAGGGAAATGCGTTTCGTTTTGCCGGGTCCCCCTTCCTGTTTACTTTTCCGGGTGTAGGATGACTGCGATCGCACCGCATGTGGGATTCGATCTACCTATTGCCGTGATGCGCTGAGGTATTGCGTACGGCGCATGTGGCTGCTCATGTTGGATGATGGTGTGTGTATGATATGTTATACAGTCTGCTGCGTTGCGGTCTGATGTGGCTGGTATATTATACGTGTGGTGATGTGCGTTACCGTACTGTGTGTTACTGTAATGGTGGTTACCGATACGTATTCAATAGTGATGTGCACTATAGTATGCTAACAGCGTTACTTCATCGCGCTGCATCAGATCTAATAACGCGGAGCAACGCGTAGCGTGTAT